CGGTTGTTGGTTTGTTAATTGCCTTAACAATATTATCAAACTCTTTTTTCTCTATTTCAACGAGGCCGGAATGGTTTTCCAGTATCGGGTCAACAAACAACTGGCCATTTGAGTCTTTGTAAAATTTACGCATTACCTTAGCTCCTTCCACCTATTATGGTGCTACCGTTTGTGAACTTGTAGCTGCTACCTGCCGGGACAAACTGCTCAAAATTAAACCCTACAATTTCTGTTTGCGCGTTTCCCGTTTCTTGCGCCAACAAGCCGTCAACAAGCAACCGTCCCCTATTGCCAAAAGATTCTTGTGTCGATATATAAGCAATAAAAGACCGGTTGGAGGTGTAGCTGTACACCACCCCCTTTGATCTCAAGGTCACGACATCTACAAGCCCCTGACCTAGACCTGTCGGAGCGTTGAACCATTTACTTACTAACGTAATCGTGGCGCTTACGGTCTCGTCAAAAAAAGATTTGCTAGTCGTACCGCCCGCGTGCGCTCGATTAAAAATTATATTGCCACTGTCCGTTATTACCTCAACCGTAAAAAGCTTGTTATTGTTCGCCGTCCCAGTCACTTGCACAACGTCGCCAATTTCAAGGCCGATAGAGCCGATGCCCGGCAGCGCCAGGTTGTTAGTTGCGTTGGTGAACGTTGCCGTCCCTGTTATGGCGGTCTCGCCCGGCTTGTCCGCTTTCGTGGCCAGCGCGGCAAGTGTGGCCAACGGGCCCCAATTAGTGCCGCCGTCGCTGTCCGGGTTGTTTCCGACGTTGCCCGCCGTCAAACCTTGGTAGACCGCCGTCGCGGTTTTTACAAATGCCCCGGCCGGGTATGTACGGCCGGCGTCGTAGTCCATAACGCCCAAAGTCTGCAACGCCTGGTAATACTGCGGCGCCGTCACGCTGTCTGGAAAGCCCGACGCGGTAATCGCTGCGCGTGCCAGCAGTGTTTGCTGGAACCCGAACAGGTCATTCACCAGCGCCTGCTCCCAGGGCGTGCCGGTGCCGTCGCCTGGCACGGTGATGTTTCGCGCCGACCCTAGCGGGTAGGCCGTAGTTGCGGGCGTGATTTTGCCCGCGTATTGCGTTTCTGGAACAATGGCCATTTGTAATCTCCTTACGTGAATCGGACCAAAAGCCCGAGCCATAGTTGTGTGGGGCCGATCTTTAGGCATAGATTTTCGAACTCGTCGCGCCTTGCTTCGGGCACGGTCGCTTGCGCCGGGAAGGTCTCCCCGCCAATGTAGAAAAAGTACGCCCAGGACGACGGCGAAACCGGGACGATGTACGTTTTAGTCTGGTTTATAAATTGGTCGTAATCGCCGGCAATAGCGCCGGCGGCCCCGCATTCGACAAACGCCTCGCCGCATAGCGGCAATATGTCGGCAACGGTCTCCACCACTTTATTGACAAGCGCAAACCCGATGGGCTGCAGGACGTTGCCGGCTTGCGCAAATGCTTCACCGCATTGCGCCAGCGGCTCGCCGCATTCGACCAAACTTTCAAAACCGGGCGAGCCGCGTTCCAAGTACTGCAGCGGATTGCGGGGCGTAGCGGCGGCGCTTACACCCACGGCGGCTTCGGACCCGGGCACCCACCAGTCGTGCACGTAAACGTCAAACCCGGCCCCGCGCAAAGCGTCCTGGAAGTACCGCGGGTCTTGCCCGCCCAGGGTTTTCCACTCCGCGTCTAAACGGTCGCGCCGGCCCTGGGTGTTTAAGTCGGAAGACGGCAGGCCGAATTGCTGCTCCCACGTGTCCAGTTCGCGCGTTGTTTGCGGGAATATGTCCAGCCAAACGTTATCGATAAACTCTTTGGCGTCGGCCCCAACGCCGGACAGCCCTTCAAACAGTTTGCGAAGGGGCTTTTCTGGCGTTAACAGCCACGCGCGCGCCTTCGGTAGCAGGTGCTGAAACGCGCGAAAAAAGATCATGAAAAAGTCACCGAGTCAAGCTTCGCTTTTTTGCCGATTCCCAAAGAGAAAATGGCGACGGCTATGGTTCCGGTTCGAACTGTAACGGTGTTAAAGACGCCCCCGGACGCGCTGACAATGTCGCTGACTACGCCGGCCACTTGCCCTTGTGAAATGCGGTCCGTTCTAGGCGGGACAGACAGGCCGAAAATATACGGCTCCCGAGATAAAAAGTATTTTTCTAAAGCGTCGGTCACGCTGGCTTCAACCGTTGCCGGTTCCAGTACGTCCAGGCCGTCAACCGTCACTTGAAATTCGACCCGTTCAATCGGAAAAGCATTAACAAGCGCACCGGCCGGGCGGCGGGACGCTAGGCCGTCGGCGTCTAGCTCTATGGCGTCCAGGACGCTTTGAAGCTGCGTAGAAGTCGGGATGCCGTCGGGGTCCCCGCTGCTGGCCGGGGTGGCTTCGACGTACACCGCGACCTGGCCGGGGAACTCGCTGGTGTACGGGTAGACGTTAACGATGCCGGCGACCCCTTCGCCCCACCCTTCGTAATCTGAGTAGGCGCCGCCCTGGGGGCGTTTCTGGAACTTGTCGATAACTCGCTGCCGGTACGCTGCGGTGCTTTCGGCGCTCGCTGCGGTCACGGCCACGGAAGCCACGACGGCTACCCGGGCAACGTTAGAAAGCGGGTTAGCGAAGGACACCTCGTCGCTTACTGCAAGGTTCCCCAGGGCCCCGAGTCCACCGCCTCCGGCCTGGTCGCTTGCCGCCCGAATAGTCGCCTGCACGGTCCCGGCGTTTAGGCTAACGGCGCCGATCGTAATGTACGTCACGCCGTTGGCGGCGTTTAGGAGCTGAGTGCCGGAAGGCAAAACTCCGACTTGATCTTCTACGGTTATGTCCACGACAAGTTCGGCCGCCGTCGCTAAGACCGGGTCGGTAACGCCCACCAGGCGCCCCCATTCGAGTAAGGGCCGAACCGTGACGCCGNTTATTACCGTGGGGTCTATGCTGGCGGTTTGTACAAATTGCTGCAAGAACGAAAAGCCGGCGTACTTGTAGATTAGAATAAAAACCGCCGACAAAGCTTTGGCCAGGACACGCAAAAAAGAGCGAGGCAAAAGCGGGATGCTTTGCCCCAGGGACGTTTCAAGCTGGGCGATTATGTTGTCGTTAATCTGCTGTGTTGTGGGTGTCGTAAAGCTCATAGCGCGTCCGCCTTCCAGTTCTCGAAAAACTCAATGGTAGAAGGCGACCCTTCCGCGTTTATGGTCACGGCTATCCGCACTTTTTTTACCCCCGGCATGCTGGCAACCGCCGAAACGCTGGTGGCTACACCGGCCGTAATCATCCAGGACAAATCGCGAACGGCTGATCGTTCTAGCCGGCGCAAATTGGCCGGAATGGCGACAAGGGATTGAAGCAGGTGCTGGGTCTCGCTTCGGTACTGGCGCTGCGGGTCCGGTTCGTTAACGTTGCCCCACCAGGTGTCCGGGTTGTTCGCTTGGCCGTTGTCGCCTTCGTTGCCGCCAAACAGGGACAGGTACGCCGCGGTTTCCAGGCCGCCCGACATTTCCACCAGGCCGCCCGACACCGACACGTCCCCGCCGTCGTTCGTTTGGAATAGTAGGACGTCGCCTTGCTGCCCGCTCATTGCATTGGTCCCGTTGGTTGCTCTGAGTTGCCCGCGCTATCGTTTGCCTGGGCGTGACTATGTCCGTCCACTTCGATATCGTTTATTAAAGCGGACGGCGAAACAACCCCCGTCGGTGTTGTAATCAGGCCGGCTGGTGTTATAACCACGCCGTTAACAACGAAGTCGCCGCCCGCTTGTAGCTCAAAAGAGCCCGACGCGTTCTGGCCCAGTATAGACCCGTCGGCGCCCAACGTCATAGACCCGTTCTCGTTTTCGGTAGTCACCGACCCGTCGGCTTTCAGCCAATGGTCCGCTACCGCCGCGCCGTTAGCGTCCCGGGAGTATATGCGCTTTTCGCCGGCCGCTGCTTTGGGTGTGTTCTTCGGGTCGATATACCCGACGGCCGCGACCCGTCCGCGCTGCGGTGTTGCGGCGGCGTATACGTAGTCGGTGTTAAGCGGGAACGCGTCGTCGCCTGGGGGTGCGAAGTGTTCCGCCGTAACGTTCACGCCGCCGCCCGGGTCCATCTTCACGTCGCTCACCTGGGCGGCGTTGCGTGAAGTTCTAACGAAAGACAGAACGCGGCCAATTAATCCCATGGTAGCGACTCCGGTGTTTCCCCGCTAAACGACCCGGGAAGAACCAGGTCGAGTTCCGCGGTTTCGCTATCGGCTGCGCTGTCAAAACGGACCGAACGGACCACAAATTCGTAACTTGAATAGATCATGGCGCCGGGGGCTTCTAGCTTCAGGGTGGTGTTGGGCCGCCAAAGCGCGCCCGCCGGGTCGCGCCAGGTGCTCACCTGCAAACCGTAGGCGGCCATGTTGCCAAACATTCGACCCGCTTTTGCGTCTACAGATTCTTTGATGGTGCCGCCTTCGGTGTCCGGGCTTTTGAACGTCAAGGGGCGAACCACGCCGGCCAGGTACGGGTTGCGGACGGTGTACTGCGAACCGCCGGTACCAATCACGACCGACTCCAAGCCGGTTATGTGGCTGTAGTATTGTTGCGGCGAAAAGGACGCCGACACGCCCAGGACCGGCGAAGCGCCCTGGCGAAGTACGGCCACCGGCTTCCCGGGCTTTACGGAACGCTGGAAAAGCGCGCGGCCGTCCGGGTCGCTGGATATGACCAGACCGCGTTGGCGCGCCAGTTTTCCCAGGAACTCCATGACTTTTTCGCCCGTTTCAACCGCTACCCGTTCGAATGCGGCGCCGCCCGGCCCGCTAAACGCGGCCGCAATGCCGAAGGGCTGGCAAATAGACGACGCAATGCCGGGTAGGTCCTGGGCGTTAAATTCAACGGGGGCCGACGCCGGCTGGGTGCAATCTTCCAGAACGCCCGGCCGCGAATAGCCCGACACCGCCACTGTGGTGCTATCTCCGGACACCGAAGGGACGACCCCCACAAGCGTTCCGGTAAATA